GCTCAATTTTTTGGATGTTTTGTCTAAACTTATCACGGGCATCGACAAGTTTATCTGCGCCAGGAACTCCAGCATCAATTGCTTCATCAAGAGAATTTTTAAACCCGTTTAACACCGATATTGCAATTCCTTTTGCTTGACCAGGAGCAACACCCTCAAAGATGTTTCCTTTGCCAAAATCTGCTTTTCCAGAATATGCTGCTTCACCCCATGCAGACAGGTTTTTCTGCAATCGATCAATGTTTATTTTTAAGTTTGACGCAGGAACAGCAGGAGTAACTGTTACAGATGCTGGAGCGCCAGTTGGCCCAAGAATTGTCGATGGGGTTGTAACTGATGGAGTTGCTGGAATTGCATACTCATCAATAATTTTTTGCAAAGCATTTCTAACTGGGTCAAGTGCTTTTACTTCTATTGGTATTTCTCCCAACTTAGATTGAATAACTGAAACAACTGGCGTTGTATCAATCAATCCACCAGCACTTTTTGCGGCACTGAAGTCTTTTGCAGCATCACTTCTCAATCTTGAAGAAAGCGATTTCCCATAGTTGTTAAAGGAAGAAACAACTGCTTGAACAGCATCTGGTGGGCTAAGTGTTTTGTCGCTTGCTTTGTTAAACAAGTTTGTTAAAAAAGACTCAACATCATAAGCCTGTGCTTTCTTAAACTCAGATGGCAATGCTCCTGTTGATGGTTCAGCAGAAATTCTTGCTTCTGTTGCTAATTGCTCTCTGTTTAAACCAAGTTCACCAGGAGTAAGTCTTCCAACTCTTGTTAACTCGCTTGTTTCTGCTGTTTGCGGAAAAAGACCTGCTGGCTTTGTCATTTGCTGACCAGCAACAGTAAGGCCACCTTTGGCAACATAAGGAGACATTTGCAAGGCCAATTGAGCCGTTGGACTATCTGGTGCAACTTGTTGTGCAAGAACTCCAGTTGTTCCAGAAACACCAAATTCCCCAAGAGTTCCCTTGGCTCCTCTACCAAACAATCCTGGCACACCAACAGCAGTCAATGCCGCAGCAGGAGCGCCAGCCTCTCCAAATTCATAAGCACCACGATAACCTTGAATTGATTGAATGTTAACGCCAGTGAGATTTTTTACAGCATTTGCAATTCCTGCACTAGAAAAAGCATTTGGGTCTTTGCTTCCTTTTAGGTAGTCATACAAGTTTCCCCATCCACCAACAAGACTGACAATGCCTTTAGCCGAACCTTTAAGCAAAGATTCACCAAACTTTTTAAACTCAGAAACTCCACCTTCTTCTGGATCAAAAACAGATTGACTAGAGGTTGTCAATCCTCTGCGTTGCATTTCTGCTTCAACATCTTGTAGGCTGCTCATGGTTTTTTGGCTTTCAATTTGTTAAATTGATTCATCAATTCTTCATTGCTTAATTCTGACAAAGGCTTTGGAGCATTTGCGCCTAAATTAACAATTGGAATTGTTGGAACATATCCTTTAAGAGTTTTCTTGTCTCTTGCATAGTTTTCCAATCTGGTTGTTTCATCAACAATTCCTTGATTCTTTTTAACCATAAACTCAATAAGTTGTTTACGGGCTTGTGGGCTGTTCTCCAGTTGAGGAACAAGACTTTGGATAAATTCACGATCTGCATTCGAGAATCCTGATCCAAGTCTTCCACCAAGAGTGGCAAGAATTACATCACCAGCAGTCTTTTGATAATTTTCAGATTTTGCAAGTACATCTTGATCTTTAGCACTTGTAAGACCAAGTGTATTAAGCAAGTTTGTTGCTCCAACCCTGCCACTTGCAAAAGAGCCGCTAATTAACGCACTTTGGTCAAGTTGATTTAATCTGTTTAATGAATTTAATGAGGCTATTGCATTTTCTTGCAATGTCATTGCATTACCTACTCTATCAGCATCTTTTTTGTCTAACAGCTTTTCAAATTCTGTTTGCTTTCTTTCTGCTTCAATTTTTGTAGTTGCTGTTGCCGTTGCTCTGTCAACACCACCAAAATAAGGAACACGCATCTGTTTACCATCTGCGCCTTTTTGGTAAATAAATTGTTCGCCTTGTCCATCATTTTTATTTACATCAAGGTAAACAGGCTCTCTGCTTCCCATTGCAACACCAACTTCTTTTACATTGCCAGGCTTTGGTTCTTTTGCTGTCAATCGCTTTAGTTCTTCTCTATATCTTTCTTCATATTGGGGCGATCCAACAGGAAATTCAGCAGCGGCAATAGCCCTAGCATTTTTTATTGGATCAGTTGTTGGTTCTGCCAATGGTTTTTCAATAAGTTCTAGGTCTTTAATGTTGCCACTTTTTGCATAAGTAGAAATACTTGATGGAATGTATTTCCCAGAGCGAATAAGTTGTTGTAATGGATCAGCACCTTGTCTTTCAAACATTCTTTGTTTTGCCAACGCTACTTCACTAGCGGCCTTACGAGAAATATTTGCAGCTTCTAATGCACCTTGAGTATCTCCAACTTGTTGCAAAGCACTTGCATATTGACCCAAGCCCTCTGGAGTGCTTACATCAAACTGTTGTGCCAAGGCATTGCGTTGGCTAATCAGACGCATCTGTGGGTCTTCTGCGCCCATCAAACCACCAAAGGCTTGCCCCAACTGTTGACCAGCACGACCAAAAGCATAGGTTGCCTGTGTGCGTGGGTCTTGTTGAGCAAACTCCATTGCTTGCTTTTGACGCATCAAGTCACGCTGTTCTTGATACAACTCAGGAGTCACCCCGAACAAACTTCCGACAATATTTGGTTCTGCCATGATTACTCCTTAGCCGTAAACGTTGCGTTGTGCAAATGGGACACCAGCACGTTGCTCATACTGATCTGGTGATCCACCAGTAAACATTCCAAGCAATGCTTGTTGTGCTTCAGGACTATCTGCAAATCTGGTCAATGCAGTTCCAAAAGGACTAACACCAGATGCCGCCTGAGTTGTTCTAGCACCCAACAAGCCACCTTGAAGCAGTGTTTGTCCAACATTAGCACCAGCCTGGGCAGACCTGCCACCCAACTGTGCGCCAATGTCCAAAGGCGCTTGGCCCAAAGACTCAAGTGATGAACCTACGCCAACACCAGTGCTGAATGGTGCATAAGCGCCCGTCAAGCCTTGTGTATAGCTTCCAAGCAGACCAGCACCAGAGCCTAGCAAACCAGCACCAAACTGCTGACCTTGCTGAGTTAAGCCAACTCCTTGACCATATAGACCAGCACCAGCAAGTTGTTGAGCCTGTGTTAAACCTGTTCCTTGTTGATACAAACCAGCACCAAACTGCGCTCTTTGTTGTCCAGCTTGTTGTGCGCCAGCAGCCAATTGAGCATCTTGTTGAGCCAAAGCGTTGTAATACGCCTCCATCTCAGGAGATGCCGCCCGTAGACCTTGACCACCACCAGGACGCACACCAGTTGCGCCAACAGATAGGCCACCACGACCAGTGTTAAATAACTGGTTTTGCAATTGAGATAACTGACGCTCACGACTTGGAGCCAATAAGTCCATTTGTGATCTCATGTATTCAGATGCGGCCTCTTCTGGAGACTTAGCCAAATATCCCAATCCAAGATTGGTCAATGGCTGACCAGCTTGAGACTGCATATATTGCTGAGCCATTTGATTAATTGGCGCACCTTGTTGAGTTCCCAAGTACTGTTGACCAAGGCCAAACAAGCCTTGTGCGCCAGCAGTCAAAGGAGCATACCTACCAGCAGCTTGTTCTGCCTCAGTCAAGCCTTGACCAGACAAAGCCATGATGCGGTCTTGCATCGCCTTGAGTTCTGGGGTTAACTGATAACCAGCACTTGTCAATTGACCAGTTGTTGGATCAAATCCAAACTGAGATGCGCCAAAGCGAGTGGTAACGCCAACAGGACGAAACTTCTGTGCTTCTGCTGCTGTTGTCGCCGCATCCCTCATGGCTTGAGCAGAGATTCGTGCCGCCTCTACATTGGCTTGGTTGGTCAACAAACCACCAGTAGCACTCACGCCAGCACCAATCAATCCTTTTGTTAGATTTGGATTAGATTGAAAAAACTTCAATACATCTCCAACCCTCAATCCAGAATCTCTTGCAGTTTGTTGTGCCACCAAAGAAAGACTGTTATAGGCATCATTGATGCTTTGAGTTCCACCAGCTTCTTGAGACAACTGATAAATAATCTGCTGTTCTTCAGGAGTGTAGTTAAAAGGAGTGGTGTCCTGCAACTCAGTCGCAGGAGCATTCATCTCTTCATCATAGGTTGCCATATTTCCTCCAGTATTTCCAGTAATCGGTGTTTGTGGTGTTGGTAAGGGGATATCAAATCCAGATACATCTGGAAAGTCAGTTGTTGTATCAAATGCAGTTGTGTTTGCTGGAATTGTTGACTCATAAGGAGCCAACTGACTCTGCAAATCTTGTTGACCAAGAAGAGCCTGTTCTTCAGTAGGGACAGTTACACCTGAATTTAATGGGTTTGAACTTGATGTTAAGCTATTAATTCCAATGCTTTTAACAGCACCAATAGCCGACTCTTCTAAGTTCTTTCCACCAATCAATCCAGCAACAGTGTTTTGTGCAAGTTGACCAGTAAGCCCACCACCAGCAGAGCCAGCAATGTCAACACCACCAGCACCCAATAGCCCACCTGTTATAGTGTTTTTGGCTATGTTCTCTGCCATCTTTTCGATGGGTACACCCGCAGCAGTTTGGAAGATTGCCGATGAAGCCGCCGCACCCGCTAGACCACCGCCCAACTCAGCCGCCAATGGTGCGCCAAAAATAACTGCCGCATAAGGAGCAAAATCTCTAACTATCTTATTTTGAACATCCCAAAATTTCTTACCTTGAGATTCTCGATAAGTTACTTGCTTATCAAAGTCTTGAATTGGCGCAACTCGTCCAGTTTTTGGGTCTGTTTGTAAAAATACATAATGACCGCCACCAGCAGTCTCATTTCCTACATCAGCATATTTAATGTCTTCTCTACCTGGAACATCAAATAGTGCCCCGACTTCTCTACCACTGCCATCTCGCAATGCGTAATATTCTTTGCTTGTTTGATTGCCTTGCCCATCGTCCGATATCTCTTTGCTTTTCTTAATATCGACTGTTGCTTCACCACTTTGAACTGCGGTGTTGATGTTTGACAATCCGCGAGACATTCCCACCCATTGCCGATCAGAAAAGTCTGTACCTTTTAATGGTTGATAGTATTGACCTGTGGCACTTTTATCAGTGTTCTCAACTGTGTAACCACTTCCAGATTTAATGGCGTTTAATGTAATGTCGCCAAAATATCCGCCTTCTTTTTCGTTTCTCAGTTTTGGAATAGTAAATTTTCCATCACCAGCAGCATCAAACTTATATATCTCTAGCGGTTCTCTTGGGACTTCAATTATTGAGCCGTTTTCATCGTAGCTATATGCTTTCCCACCGCCACCCACAAATACAGAACTACCAGCATAATAAGTGGGTAAAGGCTTTAATTCTGTAGTTGATAAAACTCGACCTTTAGGGTCAATGTAAGCACCACCGCTTTGGATTGTCTTGATGACATTTCCAAACCCAGCATTCTTACTAATGAGTGTGTCTAGAGTTGTCATTATGATGCTTTAATGGTTAATGTTTTTATTAAACAGTGCCATTAGCCACAATGTTGCCCAACACAGTCAGGTTACCTGAACTGTCAATCTTCATTACATCAGTTCCTGAGTGACGAATAAGCAGATTAGACCCACTCTCAACAAAGCTGAAGTTGGTGAAGGTTCCATCTGCCTTGGTTGCAATGGCAGTGGAAATGTTGGTGAACTCAGTATCAATCTCAGTTCCCTTGACAACTTTTCCTGCATTCCCTGGCGACAAAGCATCTTTAGCCGCAAAGTTGGTGGTTTTGGTGTAATTTGCCATGTTTCTTCCTTAAACCAGTTTGCCGTTCTTGGCTTGTATCTCAATCTTTTGAATGCTCACAGGATATCCATTGATCTGCACTTCATAACCCGTCTGCACAGTCTTGCCAGAACCTGATGTTTGACCAACCAAAGTCTGCAAAGAAATGCCATCTGAGTAGTAGGCAACAGGAACACCATTTGCCCCATATTCAGCAGTGCCATATTCAGACACAGTAGACTGAGGAATTTGCAATGTAGTGGCGTAATACTGACCAGAGAAGTCATATCCCCACTTGATGATGAAACCTTGGCTTGATCCACCAATCACCACCACTGCAATGCGCTTCAGAATGGATGTGACATTGGCTTGTCCCAGGTCAGCATAGGTGGTGAAATACTGCAATCGGTATGTGCTTGCATGGTCAAGATAGGTTCCATACTTGCCCACATAACCATTCTTGCCAATCAACAAGTCTCCATTGCGTTTAGCAAGGAAAGCAGTTGGAGTGATGGAATCCCACACAGTTACCCGTGAAGAACCATCTTGCAAAGCCGCCTTGGTGTCAAAACAGTAGGTCTGGGTTGCAGTTGGAAAGTTAATCAGGTAGAAGGCATTTGACTCTGAATAGACTGCCTTGATGTTTGCCAATGTCTCAGCATTCACAATCGTCATCAAGTCATCCCGCACATTCTTAGATAAGTCACGCAAAGGAGCAGACTTTTCTTGAATGGTTCTGAGCAATGACCGCACACCACTGTTTGACAAGAAAACCACATCACTGCCTGTGTTGGCAATAGAGTCCCTTGCAATGCAACCAATGTTGCTAATGGTGTCGCTCAGTGACAGGCTTGATGGAGTAGTCGCATTTGCATAAATTAAGACTTGACGCTTGCCAAAGATAAACAAGAATCCATTGTGTGCAGCTAACCCTGTAATCTCATCAGACCCATTGGGCCATACCCGTGAAATGTCCAAAGAACCAGCAGTTCCTGTTGACCAGATGTGTCCTGCCAGCAAGTCAGAGAAATAGACAGTTACAGTGTCAGCAGTACTACTAGCAGTCCACAAGCGACCATAGGCAGAGATAACAATGTTGGTTTGTGGAGCAGTAGCAACATAACCACTTTTCTCGCTCACACGCCTGTATGTCGTGGTACTTACAGCAGGGTCATATATCAGCGGGTCATAACCCGTTTGAAAGAAATATGTGATTCCATTCAGAGAAGCACAATGCCAGTTGCTTGCAGTAATGGTGGGGCCAGTACCTCCCCCCCCATAGGTCAATTCAGTAACAGTAGCGCCACTCAGTTTAAACAGCTTGTTGTTTCCAGCGAACAAAACAGTCAAAGTGCCATCAGTCTGCACCAACTCATGGATGACTGTTACATTATTTGCACCAAGGTTGCCAGAGGATGTGTTAACCCTTGACCAACCCTTGCGAGAGCCAATGCGCCCGTATTGGTCAATCACGCAGTTTGTGGCAATCGCAGCATATCCAGCCGCTAAATCAAGCGGAGAGTCCTGTGTGTTCAGCCCAAAGAAGCCTGGGGCTGAGACAGAGAATGTCTGGATTTGTTGGCTCATGTTGATACAAATTGCTGATTTTCTGGATACCGATTTGCCTCTAAAGCAATGTAGTCGGAGAGCATGGATCGGAATAGTGTGTATGCCTCTGATGAAGACAACCCACCATCTTCTCCACGCTCAACCAATGCCCTGGCATACGCACCTTGAGCAACAACTACATCAGGCACAAGAACAACAGTGCTGTCAGCCGCCAAAGTTGCCTGGGGTATCGTCAGACTGAATTTCAGTGTGTACACGCCATCAGGAATTGGAAACAAACTGACTTTTGTATCGTAAGACCCATCAATTCCATCAAAAGAAAATTCTGTTGGAATTGAGTTGACCAGAGGCAAGAAGTTCTGTTTGCGGTTCATGTCCACAAATGTGATGTTAGTCAAACCAACATTACTGGTTGTGTTAATGGCATCCATCACCTGAAACTTCTGACCAGCACCAGTGAGTGAATATGATGGGGTTGAAGCCACAGTAGTCACAGTGATGGTCTGCCCCAAAGAATTCCAACCAAAAGAATCCTCCACTTGACGCTTTGCATCGTTTACAAACTTTGCAACCAAAGTGGAATAGGTGGTTTCGTTGAAAGTGGTTACAACAGGCTCACGCAAGCGAATCAACACATCGTTGACAAGTTCTAGTAGTGTCATGCTCTTGCCAACCCTTCTTGTTCAAATGTGGCGATAAAACTGAATGTGCTTCCTGCCTGAGTAGTTATTTTTATCTTGTCATCTTCTTCTAAAACAATGTAGGCATTGCCATCAAACTGCAAATATTGTTTTGATGTGAAATCGTAATTAGTCAATATATCAAGGGTTGTATTAGCACTTGCGTCATACCATTGAACAGTTATATGCTTTGTAGAGCCGCCTGTATTGTGTATATACATGACAGTGAATTTGGCGTAATAGCCCTTTGGACAGGTATAGACTGTTGTGTCTACTGCCGCTGTAGGACTAACACCAACTGATAATGCTCTCATTTCGCCTTTGCCTTGTTCCTTGCGGAAATTGCTCTAGCTTTTGCCTTTGCGTCAGCCTTGGAGTTTGCACCCCATGCCTT